TATAAAAGATTTATTGCAAATAGTTATGTGGATGGCAATACATTCTGCGGTAGTAATCTTGTCTATTTAAATGGCAGCACCGATTATGTTGAAATGTATGTAAATACCAGCGTATCAAGTAATCAGTATAATTCAGCAAGTGGAACAGTATTTGAAGGAATAGGAATCCGAGCATGACACTATATGAAACAATTATTTCAATCTATCCTGAACTTGATGGGTCGAGTGCATTTCAAAATGGCATTATTATTCTTCAAAATGATTCAGATGGTTTAGGAGACTACATTGCCGAATGGAATTATCCACAACCAGTCCCAAAAGGTATAAAAGTCGGCAAAGAATGACATTTCCACAAGGCACATTGCCGCGTTTGATTCAGGTTGCGCTGGCCGAAGTCGGCACAGCTGAAACTGGAGACAACGAGACAAAATATGGCAAACACATGAAAGCCGACAAGTTGCCTTGGTGTGGGTCATTTATCAATTGGTGTGCGGATCAAGCTGGGGTGGATTTGCCAAATGTGGTGAGCACCCGGGCTGGAGCCGATGCTTTCAAAAAAATAAAACGATGGCACAACGAGCCAAAGATTGGTGATCTTGTTTTCTTTGATTTCATCATCGATGACAAAACCACCATCAATCACATTGGCTTGGTTATCCGGGTTTCAGACAAACAAATCGTAACTATTGAAGGCAACACCGGCGATGGCGATCAACGCAATGGCGGCGAAGTCATGGTCAAATCAAGAGCTTTGGGAGCAAGGTCATTTGTAGTCGGTTATGGCCGACCAACTTATGGCGCGTTTTCGGGTGATTTGCCCGATCGACCAAAAGGAGAAAAATAATGGATCAAGTAAAAGCAGCGGCAGCATCATGGGCGCGTAGCGCGGTTGCAGGATGTTTGGCCGTTTATATGACAGGCAACACCAATCCCAAAGATTTGGCAATGGGCTTGTTAGCAGGAATTGTGCCTTTGGCAATGCGCTGGGCCAATCCTAACGATGTAAGTTTTGGCAACAAGAAGTGACCGTGGGCGAATGGACGGCTGTTGGTGGTCTTGTCATTGCAATACTGACAGCCATCTATTCGTCAATGAGGATTATTGTGCGCTCAATAATGAGCGAGCTTTCACCCAATTCGGGATCGAGTATGAAGGATCAAATCTCACGCATCGAGGCGAGGCTGGATCATCTTTACACCAAACTCATCGATTCTGATCATAAGATTTTGTGATGAGACACGCCGAAATTTAGGCGCGATTCTTGAAATTGTCAGGCATTGCTGTCACTCTCTATTTCGGGAGCTGATAGGCGGCTCCCAGAATCGGGAGCTTCAAAATGAACGAATTATCAATTGTGATCTTTATGGTCATTGCCGGGGCTTTGTGGGCTTTAATGGCTTACTCAGTCGGATTTAAACAAGGCGAGCGAGAAGGCTTTTTAAAAGGCCGAGCAATTAGCCGCCACGCATCAAGTCAGGTTAAATCATGATTTTGGAAAATTATGAATCCGTAGCTGAACGCATTGAGAAGTTTTGGAATCATTACTTAGGCATAGGCCGCATTGACACAGAGCTTGTCTATCAGGATGGCACGCGCTACATCGTCAAGGCTTATGGCTACCGGGAAACAACGGACTTAGTGCCATTTGCCACAGGTTACGCCGAGGAAATTCGTAGCAATGCTAACCGCCATCCCATCGAAAATGCAGAAACAAGCGCAATTGGGCGCATGCTCCACGCAGCTGGCATCAGCAAATTCTCTGATGGCATTGAACGCAGCTCTTTAGAGGAAATGAGAAGCTATCAAAATAAGCTGACAATTGTGCCTTCCTCAGCTGAGGCTGAATTGACTGTAAAAGAAGCCGATCCGTGGAGCTTTAACCAAGCCATGGAATCAGCCGAACATTCAATTGTTACAGGCGGCACACAATGCAAGCATGGCTTTATGAATTACAAATCTGGGGTTGGCAAGACTGGCAAGCCTTACGAAGGCTATGTCTGCCCGGAGACCGATCGCAATCAGCAATGCAAGCCGGTGTGGTTATGAGCAACTTCTCCGAGATCATAAACATCAAAAACATGACTGGCATCCTCTTACTCAATGGCGAGGTCGTACAAGAGTACAAAGTGGAGAAATGCGACAAATGTATGAGGATCGAGAAGTTAGACAAATTTGGCTATCAAAAAAGCGATCCAGCAATGAACCTTATTTGGTTCTGTGGTGAGTGCCGATGATTACACATCTCGATGAAGTGCTGTGCATGGTCAAAGCAATCCAACATTGCACAGATCGATCAGCTGATCACCCAATGCGTTTTCAACGCTCACTTTCATGGTTTGAATATGTGGCTCAAATGGCTGAGTCAATGGCAGCTGAGTGGCTAGTGGCACGCACATTGGGATATGACTATGAGCCGGGCATCACATGGGATAAGAGCAAGGCAGATGTGGGCAGCAACATTGAGGTCAAATGGTCTCCTAATCCAGATGGTAATCTATGGATTCAGGATTCAGATCGTCATGATCGTGACATCGCTGTGCTTGTCACAGGCCAACAGGCCAAAATGAAAATCGTTGGTTGGATTCCTGTAGCTATAGCTAAAAAGCCACGCTATCGAAACACAGCTCAAAACAATTGGAGTGTGCCTCAAATCAATCTGCAACCCATTGAGACATTACAAAGGAGCATCCATGCACATCCTTCAATTTGATTGCTCAATCTGTGCCAAACTGTTTGGTAAGCCTAAACAACGCCATGGCCTCAAGAAAGGTGCAGAGCTAACAGAGCATGAGTGGTTTGCTCAATGCATGGGATGTGGCACATTTGGCATCAAGATTGTGGATGATGCTCGCATTGAGGAGTTAAGCCAATGAACGACCGCCTAGACATGGATTTCACACATGATTTAGTTAATAATGCTACATCGGATGACTATTACACGCCAGCTTACATATTTGAAGCTTTAAACTTGAACTTTGATATGGATGTATGTGCTCCTTCGGGCGGAATTCCATGGATACCGGCAAAGAAATCATTGTCAATTGTTGATGATGGACTTATAAGTGATTGGGAAGGCTTAGTGTGGATGAACCCACCATACAGCGCACCGAATGATTGGATTTATAAGTTTGTTGCTCACAATAATGGATTGTGTCTGGTTCCAACATCTAAAGCCAATTGGTTTAAATTCATTTGGGAGAACGCTGATGGGGCACTGGTCATGCCTCCGAATCTAAAGTTTATTCGAGGAGAAGAGGTTGCACAGATTCAATACCAAACGATGATGTTTAGCATGGGTGGTGTTGCGACATCGGCATTGGTGGCATCAAAGTTAGGTCGTGTAAGATGAATAAGTTATCCACAGGCTTTGTCCACAGGTGTGTGAAACCTGTTGGAATCGCCCAACATTATGCGTGGTATTTGACACGCAGGATACGCTCCATACTCGCAGGCGAGCCGGTTCACCGGGTAGCTCGCAGGCGATGTCTGGTGCTATTGGCCGTGCTCTGTGTTGTTGGCACAACTCCGGCTTATGCCACAAAAGCTGCAACAACATCTATTGATTCATTGAAGCTTTATGCACATTCAAGGATCATTAATTATAAAGAATTCCAATGCTTTAACACATTGATTACTAAGGAATCTAATTGGAGAATTGAAGCTATCAATCCAAATGGTAATCACTTTGGTCTTGGTCAAATGCGTAACACTAAGTACAGGAATCTTGATGGGTATCGCATGATTGACTGGACTCTTAGATACATTGATCATCGTTATCAAGGCAAGATATGCGATGGAGCATTAGCTCATTGGCGTAAGCATGGCTGGCATTGATGAGTAGATCATGGCAAGGCGGATCAACAAGGCGATGGCGTAAGCTTCGGGAGATGGTGTTGAAGCGTGACGGATGTTGCCAGCAATGTGGGCAAACAGAAGGCTCAATGCACATAGATCATGTGATTCCAAAGCGATTGAATGGAACCGATGAATTGTGGAATTTGAGGCAATTATGCCAAAACTGCAATTTGAGCAAAGGTGGGCGTTTTTTTGAGGCGGACGGAACAC